ACATTGCGGAGTCTTTACACAAGAACAGGCTGATATTATTAGATGATGCGCGTTTGGAAGTTGCCGAGTCTAAAGCTAAGTCTAAGATCAAGGTGTATGGTAATACTGTGCTGGGTGAGAAGCTATCCGGTGATATTACTATATCAAAGTTGTCGGGTAACATTTCTACACTGAAAAATAAAATTAATGAGTACACTGCAGACTGTTGGCTATACGTGTGGGCAGAAAATAATTCGCACGTTGAGTTGGCGAAGGAATGTGGGTTTTGTGAAGTTGGACCTAAGATTACTTCATACGGAGAAATCTATAAGATATATTATCGGGGCGAGTCGAGAGAGTTTCCTGAGATAGACCCTGTTGAGTTTGTTGGTATCAAAAAAGTTGATAATGTTGATGGGGATTTAATTGAGTCGATACGATCTAAACTGGACAAACTACCTGAGTTTACAAATCATTATAGCAACTATAACAAAGGAAAGTCTTGGTCTGCATTATCTTTGCGCGGATACACCGATGACCCTGCGTTTATCACTAAACCTTCCGAGATGTCGGATGCGTGGAAAAAAGATCACGTAGGTATTGACTTTACCCTACAAGATAGTGTATTATATAATCTGTTCCCTGAAGTGAGGGATCTGATAGAACCTTACGGTGATGATGTTCATCGTGTCAGATTTATGTTATTGAAACCTAAGTCTGGTGAATTGAGTCGCCATACGGATCAAGTTGACCCCGACTCTGGTGGCTCTTTGGGGAAGTTGGCACGATTACATTTTCCTATCGTAACAAATGATATGGTTATGTTTACAGTCTGGGATACTGATGGAGTAGAACAGAATGTTAGTATGAGTGTTGGTGAGTGTTGGTTTCTTGATACGAGGAAGCCTCACAAAGCAGTGAACTTCGGTTCCGAAGACCGAATACATTTAGTTGTTGATGTTGTGACTAAGGAATCTTTATATGGAAAACTTATTGGTTGATGATTATTTAAAGTTGCTTGCTGGTTGGCAAGATCCAAACCCCGCGCCTGTGATAGAGGAATATGATGGCGTATCTGTAGTGCGTGATGACTTACTAAACTATGGTAGTAAGATTAGATTTATTGATTATTTTGTTGGTCACGCAGAAGAAAACAGAGATGTGGAAGAGTGGGTGTTTGGGTCTTGCCCCGCAACTGGATATGCACAGATAAGTTTGCCTGTAGTATGTTCTAAGTATGGTAAGAAAGCAGTTTTGTTTATGGCAGAGAGGAGTATGGACAAACTCCACAACTACCAGAAGCGGGGGATAGAACTCGGTGCTGAATATCACTGGGTTAAGATGGGAATGCTCAATGTTACACAATCCCATGCGCGTAAGTATGTAGAAAAGTCTCCATCTACACGCCGAGTTCTACCCCTTGGATTGGAACACGAAACTGTTCTGGCTTCCATCATAAAAGTCGCTCAGGATTTACCTATCAAACCAGACGCGGTGTGGTCTGTAGGATCGTCCGGTACTCTTAGCAGGGGATTGCAGTTGGCGTTTCCTGATGCAGAAATCCATGTTGTTCAAGTTGGGCATACAATGAAGGAGAATGAAATAGGTAGAGCAATCCACCACATTTCCCCTTATAAATTTGATCGTCCTGTCAAGGAAAAGGAGATGCCCCCGTTTCCTTCAGCTCCTACCTACGATGCTAAAGGTTGGAAGCCTATGATGGATTATTACGAGACTCACGATAAACCACAAAATATTTTGTATTGGAATGTTGCTTTTTAGGAAAAACTGTGTTATAATATACATTCAACTGGAGATTATATTATGCGAAGATTTAAGATTTATACTGGGCGGTATGGTGGTGAACTTACTATTGGTAGGATTTCTCAAGAACTTTTTGATGATTTAAAGTATGCAGATGAAGATGTTATTATCGAGAATTTTGATGGCTGGGATTCTGATTTAGCATGGCATGACATTGATGATATCGAACATATTACCGGACCTTTTGCTGATAATGAATATGATGTTTTCGAAGTAAATTCTGAAGACGAGGAGATTGCCGAAGTAGGGCGATTTAGATACAATGGTCTGTATGCTCGTGAAGCATATTTGTATGATATCAGTGCTCATGCTGCACGCCCAGAAGGTGCACCTGCACCAATCACACCAGAACTGCAACCGGTGCTTCATTTCTTTAGTGAGGAGAAGGGTGGGTTTGGTGAGGTTTATATTGAGACTGAAGGTGACTTTGACCCTGCTAAGTTGTGTATCGGTACTGTCGAAACGGATCTGGCTGAGATCATTGATGAGTACTACTATGATGGTAAGCAGGTGGAACCGGACCTAGATTTTTGTGATACTGTGGGTAAAGGTTACTATGCCAAAGTCGGGGCTATGAATATGGAATGGCACGATAACCGATCCGACTATGGTCCTGATAGTGAGTTCGTTAAAGAAGCTTTGGAATACTATGAAGAATAAATTTATTGTTGCGTATATGAAAGTTGCAAAAACTTTCGCTGAGATGAGCTACGCCAAGAGAGCTAAAGTTGGTGCTATCATTGTTAAGGATGATAGGATTATCAGCATTGGGTATAATGGTATGCCTTCCGGTTGGGATAATGACTGTGAGTTGCAAGTTCTGCCTAGCTGGGCGGGCAGCATAAATGACATCCCCGAAGAGGATCGCGACACTTATGTGACATATGTTTCCAAACCAGAAGTGCTTCACGCAGAGGCTAATGCTATTGCTAAAGTTGCGCAGAGTTCTGAGTCGTGCAAGGATGCTATATTATTCACGACTCATATACCCTGCATCGAATGTGCCAAGTTGATTCATCAGAGTGGGATTCGAAAAGTATATTATGATGAAGAGTATAATGCAAATAAGGGTTCTGGTAAGCATTTCTTACACAACTGTGGGACAGAGTTGGAACAGGTTTTATGAAATATTTTTACGAAAAGAACAACCACTTAATCGATCATAAGGTCAACAAAACTTTTGACGAAATTCTGTGGATGTCTGATCAAGAATTTCGTGATTGGTTTATTGAGTTGCGAAAAACCGTTGCTCAAATTTGGGATGACTATGGCAATCCTCCTAGAGTTGGTAAAGATGAGGAGGACATCAAAAAACAGTTTAAGAAAATGGCTGGATATCCTGTACACGAGTTCGAGACCATTGACGAACTTACTGGTGAGTCTGATATCATTAGAAATCATTCTGGGTTAGGTAATGCTGTGAACCAATGGTTTCCTACTATGATGAAGACGCGAATAAACTATAGTGAAAAAGATGTGGGGTTATCAATCTACGATCACTTTGCCAAGGATGAGTTGTTAGAAAAAACAATAAAGTATGCGCGCCGACATTTCAAGCGAGATTCGTTCTATCAGCATTCTCGTACTATGATGGTTGGTGAGGAAATCGTGGTGGGTAGTGTGAGGCACACACTAACCGATGTCAAGAGTTTTGTTGAATGGTTTGAGAGTAAAGCCCGACAGTACGGCACACACGATTACTGGATCGAACACAAGAAAGGTATTGACTACTCTGGGTATAACGAAAAGATTAATAAAGTTGAGTTTTTACTATTGACAAAGGAGCAACTTTTAGAGTATAATATACCCGAGTCGTGCAAAACCAATATTGATTATGAAGACAAAGAAGGATTCATATATACGATTCGTTTTTATGAGAAGGGGCAGAAACTTTTCCCTGCCGGATACCGAGCGTTCCGAGTTTCTTGGTGTCAGTATGCGGTAAACTTTCCACCTATGACGGCAAAGTATTTGTATGAAAAGTACACAAAGCACATTGAGAATCAAGATACGATTAAGATTTATGACCCGTCTGCTGGGTGGGGTGGGAGATTGTTAGGAGCTATGTCAGTTAGGTCTCCTCACAAGATACACTATATTGGAACCGATCCAAATAAAGACCATACGATTACTTTGCCTGACGGAAGTTTGAGTACTAAATACCATGATGTTGCTAGATTCTATAATGAGACTAAGAACGAAGCTGTCTTGTTTAAGAAGTCTCATACACACGAAATCTATCAGTTGGGTTCAGAAGTTATTGGTGAAAATCCAGACTTCCAGAAACATAAGGGTGAGTTGGATATGGTATTTACTTCGCCTCCTTACTTTTCAAAGGAAGCGTACTCTGAAGATGATGAGCAGTCCTACAAGAAGTTTGATACATATGAAGTATGGCGTGACGGATTTTTAAAACAAACACTAAAAACTGCGGTTGAGTATTTGCGTAACGATAGGTATTTGCTGTGGAATATTGCAGATATAAAACTCGGAAAAAATATGCTACCGTTAGAAAACGATAGCAGAGAAATTCTGGAGGGTTTAGGAATGACCTATAAAGGTGTTCTTAAAATGGCTCTTGCTAGAATGCCAGGCGCGAATCGAATAGATTCCGAAACTGGCGAAGCAACTATGAAAAATAGTTGCAAAATAAACGGGAATATTACTAAATATGAACCCGTATTTGTTTACTACAAACCTTAAGGAGTTTAGTATGATTACTATTGATGGTACAGAATACACTGAAGAGCAACTAACCGATACCCAAAAGTATTTGGTGGCTCAGGTGCAGGATATTCAGGGAAAAATGCAAAACTTGCAATTCCAACTTGATCAGTTGAATGTTGCTAAAGATGCGTTTTCAAACCAGATTGTGACTTCGGTGCGAGAAGCACAAGAAGCTGAAGCAGAATCTGGTTCTGATGAGCCTGCTACTGAAGTTGCGGCTGATCCTGCTACTGCAGCGCAATAACATTAATGGGCGAAGATATTCGCCCTTTTTTGTTGACTTTTTAAATATTATGCTATATAATGAGGTAAATTTATGCCAGAGGTGAATATGAAACTTAGTGAAGATACATTGAATGTTCTTAGAAATTTTTCTATTATCAATCCTAGCTTAGTGTTTAAGCAAGGTAATGTTATTAGAACAATCTCCAAGCAAGAAAATATTTTGGCACGAGCCACTGTTGATGATTCTTTCGACAATAATTTCACGATTTATGATTTGAACAGATTTTTGTCTGTGCTGTCATCTATGGATAATCCTGATATTGGTGTTGATGGCGGTTCTTCTTTGGTAATTTCTGATGATAAATCTAAGGTTCGCTATGGATTGTCCGATGAAGTTTTGGTTGTGTCTCCGCCCCAAGATGACATCGAGTTATCGAATGCCAAAATCCACTTCCGTCTGAATTCTGACAACTTTACTAAAATTGTGAAAATGGCTGGTGTGATGGGACTGCCTAACATTGTAGTTAGAGGTGATCGCAAAAATATTTCCATTGCCGCAATCGATGTGAAAAATGCCGACAGTGATGTTTTTTCTATTGATGTCGGTGAAACTTCGTCGGAGTTTCAAACTATTTTTAACTATGAAAATCTGAAGATTGTAAATGCAGATTATGATGTGTCAATTTCTACTGATGGAATCTCGCATTTCTCACGAGTTGCTGGAAATCTTGACTATTGGATTGCTACGGAGTCTGGATCTTCATTCGTTGAATGACCCCCAATTTTAAGATGTTTTTGTGTTTCTTGATATTAGTATATGTATTGACACAGTTGCCAATTTATGCTAAACTATTACTTTGTTATGTGTGGGGTGTTCTATGTTAGAAAATGTATTGTGGGTGGAAAAGTACCGCCCCAAAACTGTCGGTGATACGATACTTCCTCAAGGTCTTAAAAAAACCTTCGAGGAGTTCGTCGGCAAAAAAGTTATTCCAAATCTGATACTATCAGGTCGTGCTGGTATTGGTAAGACAACGATTGCAAAAGCTATGCTTGAGGAATTGGGGTGTTCTTACATGACGATTAATGGTTCGATGGATAGGAATATTGATACGCTTCGTAATGAAATTCATAACTTTGCGTCTACCATTTCTATGAAAGGTGGGCGTAAATATGTCATTCTTGATGAAGCAGATTATCTGAACCCCCAATCTACCCAGCCAGCACTTCGAAACTTCATCGAAGAGTTTTCTGCTAATTGTGGATTTATTCTCACTTGCAACTTCCCAAACAAAATTATTGAGCCTTTGCACAGTCGGTGTTCTCTTGTAGATTTCAACGTATCTAATGCAGAGATCAATAAATTGTCGAGCAAGTTTTTTGAGAGAACTAAATTCATTCTCGACGAAGAAAACATTGAGTATGAAGATGTGGTTCTTGTAAAGCTCATTAAAAAGCACAATCCAGACTGGAGGCGCATCCTGAACGAACTTCAGAGATATGCTTCCTTGGGTAAAATTGATACGGGAATATTGACAAAATCTTTGGACACCGATATCGACGAACTTGTTGTTCATCTAAGGGAAAAGAACTTTACTGCGATGAGGAAGTGGGTTGGTGAAAACTTGGAGGGTGATGTTACCCCATTCTATCGTAAAGTATTCGATAGTATGACTGCTATCTTACAGGAAAACTCTATACCGCAGATGATAATTCATCTCGGAAGATACCAGTATCAGTCTGCATTCGTCTCTGACCAAGAGATAAATATCGTATCATTCTTAACAGAAGTGATGGCAGACTGTCAATTCAAGTAAAAGGGGGGGGGGTTATGGATCCTGTATACTATACTATTTTGACTATGTTTTGTATGATGTGTGCTTATTTTTGGGGAAAACGGAACGGAATCTCCTACGGAATAATTCGCACTTATGCTAGGGTAACTGAAGCTTTGGGTTTCCACGGAGTTGAGTTTGATGATGACACCTCATCGATAGTTTTTATTGATAAGTGGGGCGGTAAACATAACGCAAAAGATGCTTTCAAATGATGAAATATTTTTTGTTGGTGTGGGTTTTGATATGCATATTTACTACGTACACTTTTATGGCACTTGTGGATGCACCGCAGGAAAGTGTTGTAATTGAGGAGAATTTGCCGCAAGAAAGTGTTGTAATTGGGGAGAATTTGCCGCAGGAAAGTGTGGATAAAACAAATACAACTGAGTCTGTCGCGCTTGACCCTCGTGCAGTAGAGTGTATGGCATTAAATATTTACCATGAGGCTAGATCTGATAACTTTGCAGGAAAAATTGCTGTGGCAGATGTCGTTCTAAATAGAGTAGAAAGTAATAGGTATCCGAACACAGTATGTGAAGTTGTTGAGCAGTCGAAATTAAGAACTAACTGGAAAGGTGACGTGGTTCCAGTAAAAAATATGTGTCAGTTCAGTTGGTTTTGTGATGGATTGTCTGATGAGCCTTACGATGCTGGTTCTTGGGAAGAAGCTTTTGCTGTTGCTGAAGTATCTTTAACTCAGGATAAGTACAGGGGAATTACGGAAGGTGCTACGCACTACCATGCAACATATGTTACGCCAAACTGGATCGATGATAGGGGAATGCAAGTTGTCGGTCGAATAGGGCAACATAAATTTTACCGGTGGCAATAGGAGAATATGTTATGAAAAAATGTTTGATTACACCTCAGTACAAATTCAATGAGGGTGATTTGCTTGATCAGTTTAGAGACTATGTAAATTCGACATACGACAGTCATTATTCGAAGGACAAGTTTCAGGCAACGGAGTTTGTTATTGATGGTGGGCATGGTACTGGATTTTGCGTTGGTAATGTGCTAAAATATGCACAAAGATATGGTAAGAAGGGAAGCCCCGAAGATCATCGAAAAGATTTGATGAAAGTTTTGCACTATGCTTTGATTCAACTATATATTCACGATGAAGAAAATATCTCAAATCTTGATGACTCCAGAGTCTCTCCGTCATTTCTTACGGAAAACGACTACCCAGAATATGACCCAAAGATGGCGCCAGGTCATCACTCCAGACTGAATGATGTCACTCCCGAAGAGTGGGACAGTGTGTCCGGTTATTCTCCAAGAATTAAGGGCGTTTCCCTTAGCGGTTAACAAGGATATATTATGTACGAGTATAAAACAAAATTAATTAAAGTAGTTGACGGTGACACCGTTGATGTGGATATCGATCTTGGCTTCGGCGTTTGGTTAAAGAAAGAACGAGTGCGCATCATGGGTATCGATACTCCAGAATCTCGAACCCGTGACAAGGTAGAGAAAGTTTTCGGCAAAGCCGCAAGCAAGCGATTGAAGGAACTCCTTGGACCAAACCCAGTACTGCAAACTAAGATTGCTCGTGACGGTGAAGATATGAAAGGTAAGTTCGGACGTATCCTTGGCGACTTTATGGTGTATGATTCAACCCTTGATGCTTGGAGACCAGTTACTTCGGTAATGTCAGAAGAAGGTCATTGTGTTCCTTACTACGGCGGATCCAAAGAAGATACGCAAGTATCTCACATGAACAATCGTCGCAAGTTAATTGAAGAAGGTGTTGTGAAAATGACATTGGAAGAAGCAGGATTGGTATGAACCCTTTTGATTATTTGAATGCGATAAATACGTCTAAGAAGAACTTGATGGAAAACTCTGCTAACGATGAGTTGGCGGAGAAATCCTACGAACCTTTTCTGATTAATCGTGGGTTATCTTATTTCCCAGATTCTATTTTTTATGCTAATGAAATGAATATGAACAATATGCTGTCGAAGAAGGCACAATTCTTATATTTACTAAATAGTGTCAGACCTCGCAAAAGGTTTAGTAAGTGGCATAAGCAGGAAAAATCTGATGATCTGCTGCTGATATCTGAAATGTTTGGGTACAGTAAACCCAAGGCGAGAGAAGCGCTGAAAATCATGAGTGGTGATCAGCTGAATGAATTAAGGATAATTGCCGAGGCGGCGGTATGATCGTTTCGGGGAGTGAGCGTAGCTATGGAAGTAAATATAGACACATTACTGGAGGTTCGTCTAAAAGCACCGGATGACTTTCTAAAAGTTAGAGAAACACTGACAAGAATCGGTGTTGCTTCTAGGAAAGAACAAAAACTATTCCAATCATGTCATATCTTGCACAAGAGGGGTAGATACTTTATTGTGCATTTCAAAGAACTGTTTGCGCTTGACGGCAAACCAACTAATTTTGAAGATAACGATATAGGAAGAAGAAACTCGATAGCAAATCTGTTATCCGAATGGGGATTGGTTGAGGTTGTATCTCCAGAAAAATATGCAGATTCCTTAGCACCACTATCCCAAATTAAGATCATATCATATGCTGATCGGGGCGATTGGGAGTTAGTAACAAAATACAATATAGGAAATAAAAAGCGAGTAGAATAGTATGTTTGGTTATGTGAAAATGTTTTTGTTGTTTGGTGCCATCGGTGCCATCGGTGGTGCTTACTCCTACCACCAAGTTACGGTCTCTAAGTTTGAAGCGGGTATTGCTAAACTAGAAGCAAACAACCGCACCCTTAAAGAGAATCAGGTACAATTGGGTATTGCGATCGACACGGCAGAAGCATCACTCAAAGCAGCAGAAGAGAACGCTAAGAAATCAGAAGCAGCAATGAGTGCCCTTACTTCTCGCAACCAAGAGTTGAATAGAGAGAAACAAACCTACTTGAAGATCTTCAAGGACCACAACCTCACCCGACTTGCAAGAGCAAGACCAGGCATGATTGAGAAACGCATAAACAATGGAACACAAAAAGTGTTTGAGGCATTAGAAAATGATACGAAAGAACTTATGGATGTTGATGATACCGATGCTGGCGAGTTGCCAGATGCTCCCAAGACTGGAGTGGGGTCCGAAACCGATAGTGGTTCAACCGGAACCACAGATAGTAACGGTAACTGAAAAGGTACCTCTACGAATCTACCAACCACCTCTTCCCCAAGAGATTGATTTACTCAACGTAAACTTCTTTGTCATCACCGAAGAAAACCTAGAAGATAAATTCAAAGAGATTGAGAAGATGCTCGATGGGCAGTTCGTCGTGTTCGCACTCACTCCTGATGGATATGAGAAGATGGCAGAGAACTTTCAAGAGGTTCGACGTTACGTGCGACAACAGAAAGAGTTGATCATCTACTACCGTGAAGCAACCACCGAGAGTGAAGGTACGACTGCAAAAGAATGGGCAGAAAAAAATAAATAAAAATTTGACATTTTGTAAAAAATGTGTTATAAATAACATCGTCCACGCAGAATAATCTGGTGGATAGACAACAATCTTGCTTAAATTAAATAAGGAGATAGCAATGGTTACTACACGAACAAAAGTGTTTTCGTTCCCCCACTCTCGTTTCATTGGTTTCGACCACGTATGGGATGAGATAGAAAAACTAACTGCCGCTGGCGCAAACGAGAAGGGTTTTCCTCGTCACAATATTATCAAATATACTGACACGGAATACGCCATGGAATTTGCACTTGGTGGTTATCGCAAGAAAGATCTAGAGATCGAGGCTAAGCCCGGTGTTCTGGTCATTCGGGGAAACCCAGAAGAGGATAAGAAAGATTATCTTCATAAAGGGATTACTACGAAGAAATTCGTGGAAACATTCCGACTCGCAGACCACGTTGTCGTTGATGGAGCTGAATTCGTCAATGGACTACTAGTGATTAAACTCAAAGTGGAACTACCCGAAGAACAGCGTCCGAGAAAAATAGAAATCTCACAAAGGACGTAACAAATGAAAACTTTAAAAAGCGAAGGTGCGATTGCATTGTATCAAG